TAGCCGCCTCAGGAGAGTCCTGCAGCGCGGCTTTTAGGGCGGCAACGACTAGCTTCTTAGGCATTATTTTTTCTTCTTTTTGACCTTGCCACCTTTTTTGTAGCCCAGATCTTGTAAAGATTTAATTAACTTATCATCAATAAGCTGATTAGGAACCGCACCATGTTCTTTCAAAATATTGCGGTAGTTGTAATCAGTCATTGGGCGACCCATTTGCTCCATCGCTTGTTTTTCCAAATCACGGAACAAAAACTCACGTGGTACAGGAGTAAACTGATCCGCACCCTTTTCACCTAACAGCATTTGAGTATACCCGGGGTGCACAGACGGATCAAATTTAGTTGACTCCATAGTAAATAATTGCGGACCTACTGCACCAACTTCAGCTTCACGTAACGCCGGATCAATTGTTTCGGACAAGTGTTTTTGTAAATCAACGCCGCCAGTTTTCTTTAAACCTAAAATGTCAGCAACTTTTCCACGGCGATGAAATGCGTTAGCAAAATCTAAAAACTCTGGGCTTTGCACTCCAGGGCTTTTAGATAAATCAACACCTTTTTCTGCTAAAATTCGTGCATTTAATTTTTCAATTTGCTCGGGGGTAAATTCACCACTTTTAATTTTTTGCTGCAGATCACCATAAATCTTTTCAAACACAGGTCGATTAGATTTATGTGCTTCGGTAGACATTAACATCGGTGCAAAAACTGTTTGTTTAGGTCCACCAAAACGTTCTACAGCACCCAAATGTTTTGTTGCAACTCCAGGGGCATCTACAGCCCATGTATAATCAGGATGCAGATTGATAAATCCCGGACCACCGTAAAATCCTTCTGTTGCTTTTGTTCTGTCTGACAAAGTTCCTAAAATAGTTTTGCCTTCGTGAGGAATAATAGCCTCAGTGAACTTTTTTATTACGCTTTTACCTCCTGCGTAACCTTTTGGTATGTTTAAATGTTTAGCCTGTTCCGCCAATTTCATTATTTTAGGAACAGTATGCTTTACCACAGGCTTAACTAATTGTTTACCAAAATTTGCTAATTGTAGTGTGCTCAAAAAATCAGCAATTGGCTGTGCAGCCTCTTTGCCTTCACGATAACTTTGTTCGCTCGGTGTTTCAGTCATGATGCTTGGTCCGGCGTTAACCTCTTGCATTGCACCAGCCACACCCGTCGGATCAATTGATGTAGCCAGTGTGTCTAAATAACCAGTACCATAACCAGTTTGTCTGTTACGGTTAATTTGTGGGTAGCCAATATATGGAGCATCTTCTGGCCGACCACCACCTGCTAAATGAACTAAACCGCCATCAGCTTTTTGTGTTGCCTCATACGCACCCATGGCACCAGGAACAAAACCTAAACCGGTAGCAATTGCTCTTGCTGGTACCTTACCAATTTTCTTTGGTATTAACGGCGCGGCTACCATGGAAGTACCACCAGCAATATCAACAGCACGTGCAAACGGATCTTCGTCAGGACTAAATGCTCTACCAATATCGTAAGCCGCTACACCAGCACGACCAGGTAACGCCCCATGTTGAATTGCTTTATTTTTAAATGTTCGCTCGTATTGTTTAAGTTTTGCAGGATCCATCGGAGGTACTGCAGGGCTTCCTGGGGTTTTTTCAATATAGCTTAATGTTTGTTGACCTGTTTTAGGATCAATAGTATAAATTTCTTTAATGGTATCTGGAACAGCCGGAGCCCCTGTAATCTGCTTAGCAGCATCTTGAATAAGTCTGCTGTGGCTTAATGGTACTGGATAATTAGTTAGCCTTTGAATATCTTTTAACGGGATATTCCAGCGATCACCAATTGTAGCGTTAGCATATTTTTGGTTTGGACTCATTCCCTGAGTAAGGTAATTATAGCCTTTGTATATTTCTTGACCAGCCAGCGCTGTAGGTGCAACAATCCCCGCGGCAACTAAACCAGATTTATTTGGTGAAAAAGCAGACTGACCGCCACCGGTGTAGGTTGGTTGTGACACAATATTTTCCGGCGGAACTTCACCACCCTGCGTCTGTACCGGCGCAGGTTCCGAAGTTTGACTTTCAGCAGGACTATGAGTAATTAAATCCTGAGGGACTTCTTTATGTTCGCTGCTCATTATAGATAATAACCTTTTCCGTTCACAACAACGTATGGTGCACCATTTTTATCTTTTTTAACATAATTTGCTTCCGGTACATCTTTAAACTTTTGTGCTGTATCTTTAGCCGCTTTAATTTTGGCTTCAACCTGGTACTCAGGCGTACTTTCAAATTCAGATACGGCCTCATTTGGATGTTGCGCAGCCCATTTTTTAAATGCTTCACCACGATACTGTACCGTACGAGCAGCTTCCATTTGTTTAGCTAAGTTGGCCATATGTGACTCATAGGTCTGCTCTACACCAACACCTTTCATGATCTTACCAAGGCCTAAATCCATATTGGTCAAACGTCCACCAGCGCCTTGAACTAAATTCTTAGCAGCTGCGCCTTGTGCTACGGCAGCGCCCTGTTTAATTTGATTAAAAGAACCCATATCTTGGTTGTTTAACATAACGCGGGCAACTGTATCGTGCGCCGTTTCATCGGATTCTTTATCTTTAGCGCCCTCTTTATGTAACAACCACGCTGCTGCGGGACCTACAAAACCTTGACCAGCTAAGTTAAACACTTTATTTTTGCCTTTAGATACAGTAAGCAATTTATCAAGTTCATCAAACGTGTTAGATCCTGTACCAATACTAGCATTGTATTCAGCTTTTTTCGCGTAATCTTCTTCGGCAAACTTAGTCTTACCAGCCTGTTCTGCGGCAATGTTTGCTTTTTCTGTGGCTTGCTGACGTTCCATTGCTTGTATGTCTTGCATACGGTTTCCACTAGATTTTAATGGTGCAGAAAATGAGGAAGGGTGTGCTGGCGGAGGTGGTAGCGTGCCTGCTTGGGTAGTCGTAGGAGCTGTTGTAGGAGCTGCTGTAGGAGCTGTTGTAGGAGCTGCTGTAGGAGCTGTTGTAGGAGCTGCTGTAGGAGCTGTTGTAGGAGCCACAACAGCTGGTGCAGCTTGTAAACGGCGCTGTCTTAAACCATTACGAACATCACCAACGGTCTTACCTGTTAACCCATTAGCAGCAATTTGTTCTGCTGTCAATGCCTGAGTAATCGGTGCATTGTCTGGCAATGTTGCCAGTTTAGTATTCCCAGAGAACCACATCGCGTGATGTGTATCTTCGTTTTCTGGAATATTATTTCTTTTTAATACATCAGAGTTATCATTAAAAAGAGCCTCTGCCATTGCTGTCTGAATCTTTGGATTTGCTTTAAACTGATCCCAAGTAATTCCAGCAAATTCTGGATGGTTCTTTTTAATGCCCTCAAATGTCTTATTGACAATTTGATAAGGGCCAAACGCTGAAGATGCTCCCTCTGATTGAGGTACATTTTTAAAATTAGACTCACCACCGGCAATACTACGCAAGATTGGATTTTTAGTGATTTGAGAAGGATCTACTGTTGTGGACGAAGGGCCACCATCACCAGTTGGTTTTTCAACTGGTGTTAAACTGTATTTACCAGGATTTGATGAAGCTTCAATCATTGGAACTTTAACAGGATTGCCAGTAGCTTTATCGTAGACCATAATGTCTTCGTAGCTTTCTTTACGTCCAGCGGTCTCTGCTTTTACTTTTGACTTAATCTTCATCAACTCAAACATAGCGGCTTGTTGCTTGTATGGGTCTTTGATAAGGCTTAACTGTTGCATTTCTTCGGCAGTAAATGGCGCGCCACCAGCACTCGGTGCACCACCAGCAACGGTCTGACCGCGGCCACCTAAGCCCATTGCCAATCTGTTAGCCTCGGCTTGTGCTTCAGCCTGTGCTTGACCAGTTTTAGCCTGAGATACTTGTGATTTCATACCAAACAACTCAGCTTCTTGGCGAGCACGTTCTAACGCACGATTTTGTAATGCCTCAGCAGGACCAGCAACGCCACCAGACCACCAAGCCTGTGCGTCCTTCATGCGCTCCATAAAACTATTCTTGCGAGACTCACGCTCTGTAATCATCGCTTGCATGTTAGCTAATAGCTCAGGATCGACACCAGTTGCCATGGTAGACTGCGGAAGGGCATACGCAGAGGCGGGACCTGTTGCAGGTGTTGGTTTGGCGTATGCTACTGAGTCTTCTAATTTTGTTGGATTTACTGCGTTCAATCCAGGTTCAATTTTATCTGCCATATTGTCCCTTATTCGATTCCTGATGTGCCGGAACCATAATTTCCGCTGTCTATACTACCTGGATTATAACCTGGCATTTGTGTAACATCCACTGGATTGGTTGGTTGGGTTATTCCGCCACCCATTATATCGGTTGCTGGAGTAGATGGCTTGTTACTTGTAAAGTAATCTAAAATACCTTTAGTCGCTCCTTGATACGCTGGATTTAATGCACCATTTGGTAAATATTGTGGTTGATTATTTCCAGATGTGCCAAAAATTGTACCTAACAGACCACCACTTGATGCACCACCTAATGCGGTAGCTAAACCCATCACCTGATTTAATGGAGATAAGTTAGTCGTGTTAGACACGGTAGCACCTGGTTGAACAGTAGATAATACGTTAGCCAAGTTAGCTGCGTTAATGTATGGTGAGGACTGCTGGTATTGACCAGTGGTCAATAGGTTGTTAATATCTTGTTGTGCTACGTTACCAGCCTGCGCGCCTGCTTGTACACCAGTTGCTTGGTTTTGTAATGCAGCCTGCATTTGTTGAGTAAATAAATTAGCCTGTGCGTTTGCTGCTGCAGTATCCATAGCGGTCTGGCCACGCAAACTTCCAAAGTTACCAGAGCCAATATTACCAGCCTGTGTTTGAGCTAACTGTGTTGGTAGGAGCTGTTGAAGCTGTTGGTTTTGGGCTTGAAATAAGCCACCTAGAGCTGTTCCAGTGTTAGGTGATACCTGACCCTCAGGTGACACGTTCCATGGGCTTGCAGCCCCGCTAGCGATGCTCTGAAGGGTGCCGCCAGCTTGGGTAAAAGGATTGGTTGGACCAGATAGTGTATTAACGGCTTGTTGACCAACGGTTTGCTGTGGTGTTGGAGCACCGGCATTAGCCGCAGTTGCCTGATTGACAACGTTCTGTTGTGCAGTATCAAACCAGGACGGTAATGTGGTTGTCTGTGTGCCGGTATTGGAAATTAATCCGGAAAGTCCTGTTGCCATTATGCTCTCACTTTTCTGTTTGCATCAAGTAAATATGCCAGAGGACCCTTGCTCTTTGGCGGGAGATCTTTTGGGTCATGGTTTTGTTTATGTTCACGAATAACTGCAAGCAATTCATCTAGTACCTTTGCACCAGCCTTATTGCTTCCGTTACCTAAATTAGATACTACATCAGCAGGTATGACAAACTCGCCGTCAGCCAGCATGGCTTTTACTGAGTCGCTTGTTCCGTCACCCTCGCCTTGTACGTAAGTGTTTTCCATCGAATTTAAACCACCTTCGCTATAAAACGATGGAATGTGTTCCTCTTCACCCTCAGCAGAACCACCCTCAGCCAATCCCATAAGTTTGCCACTTAGGTCACCAATTGCCTCACGCTTTGGTAAACCGTACAATCCAGTTGATCTACCCTTCATAATTAACGGTGACATACGTGGAAAACCAGAACGGGTGTATTCATAAGTTGGCTCAGGAAGGCCGCCCTCTGCTAAATGCACAACGGGTGCTTGGCTCTGCAAAGACTGTAATGGTGTTTGAATAAATGGGGAGGAGGTCAATGGATTCATGGTTTCTTGGATGGTTGGTATACCAAGAAGTTGTGCTTTATGAACCTGACGTAAAGTTGGAGAGAGTGCCTGGATGTCAGACGATGATCCACCAACAGCAGAAATGCCGTCAGAGGCTAAATTTGAGATAGAGCCGCCACTAGCGAATCCGCCGATGCCGTAAGGATTATATGTCATTGGGTTTGGGTTTGTCATATTTTGACCTGATGGTAATCCAACTAATGTTGCCTCTTGTGATGGTCCAAATGTTCCTACTAAGTTTGTAATGCCGCCGTATTGACTTGATGGTGATTTAGAACCAAAATTAAGTGCGTTATAACCACCACCTGTTCCTGTTCCTGTTCCTGTTCCTCCAGCACCAGTTCCGCCTGTTCCTGTTCCTCCAGCACCAGTTCCGCCTGTTCCGGTTCCTGGTCCGCCAATACCGCCTATTACATTTGTACCACCAGTGCTTGTGCCACCAGTTGGTGACGTACCTTTATTGGCGTAGGCATTAGCAGCAGCCTGAGCTGCTTTAGTAATTGCGTTATCAATCATCTGTTGATATGGATCAGATGATGGTGCATTAGTTGTAGAACCAGGTACCGGCGATGTTGTTGCAACATTTTTAAGTGCTGCTTCGTACTCAGCCTGAGTAATTTGATTCTCTGCTAGCTCTTTATCAAGCTGTTCTTTTGTTGTCTGTGTCTGCCCAGCTGCCTGTGATGTATCCGTTGGTTTTTGTACCGGGATCATTGACAAGTTTGGAACACCATTCTCATCTTTTGATATTGGGAACAAATCACCAGAGGGGGCACCCTCAACATACTTAGATGTTGCAAAATCTGCGCCAGAAGAGGATAGCACAGCACCAGTGTTTACTAACTGACCGCTTGTCGGATCCTTAACATATACCCCCCACTTACCCGACTCATCCTGGTGATAAATACCGGGAGAAGTTTGTTGGTTTGTAGCGGGTTGTGTTGTATCAGCTGCTTGTGCACTTGGTACTACAACGTCTAATACTGCTTTTAATGCGTCTGTGGGTTTAAATTGACCAGTTGCCATTAACTCGTTATACGCAGTAATTTGCTCTGGTGTCTTAAGTTGAGCCTGTGCACTAGCATTTAAGTTTGATACTGCGGCACCTGGATCAACTAATTGCTGGGTTGCTGCAAAGATTTGAGCTATTGTGCTATCAGTGCCATTCTTCATAGAACTAATAAGCATGTTTTGCGCATTAGATCCCAAGTTACTTGCGTTACTTGCCAGGTACTTAGCCTGATCATAACTCAAACCGTTAGCTGTTGCGTTAGCAAATGTAGCCTGCTGATTCTGAGCCAAACTATTAATTTCATTTGCTACTTTAAGCGCATCAGCCGGTGGAACACCACTATTATTTGTCTGATCAAAAAATGTCTGCAAAGCGGTTGTGCTCATCTTAGACAAATCAGGTGCGTACGTTAACGCATCGGTTGCACTAATGCCAGAACGATTAGCAAAACTAAAATACTCTTGTTGTGGTGTTGACAGCTGAGATACGTTATTTGCTAACTTTAATGCCGCTGTTGGATCTCCATTACTAGCATCAAGCTGCGAGAAAAAACCTTGTCTTGCAGCTGCCGGTAGATTCTGCACTTGTGTCACAGAGTCTTGTAAATTCTTTGCAAACGCAGCAGTTTGGTTTTCTAACTGTGTGCTTGTATCTTTAATCTGTTGTACTTGGCCGCTGTATTTAGATGCCAAGTCCTGGTATGACTTGTATGTTGTATTGTATGTATTACCAGCGCTAACCGCTGCTTGTTCCAAGGGCTTTAAATTATCGCCCATGGTTTTTAAATCGGCTTCGTATGTTCTAAGCTGTGATGCCATAGCACCGGCAGCAGTTGGATCAGTCTTAACTAATTCGTTATACTTATCATCTAGTGTTTTGTACTCATCGTACTTTGCTTTATAATCATTATAAGCCGATGTATACGCACTATTTGCAGACTGCGCCGCGTCATAGTCAGACTGTGCTGCTTTATACGCTGGGTTAAGCGTATCGTTGTAATATTTTTGTGAACTATTAACTAAATCAGTTGTGGTCTTTGTAAAGTCTAATAAAGACTTCATCGTTGGTGCCACCGCGCCAGTTAGGGCGCCTAAACCAATATCACCACCTTTAATTGCTGAACCTGCAGCACCAGCACCAATACTAGTTAAATACTGAGCCAACGTAGGATTTGCACCCTCGTTAACTAAAGCATTATTTGCTGTACTTGCCATAGCACCAAGGCCAGAGCTAATTGCAGTATTTTGTAAAATGCTTGACAGGTTTTGACCTGACGCAACACCTTTTGTAATGTTAATTAAAGCGTTTGCTGCGTATGGGTTCATGCCTGCGGATGTTAGTCCGTTTGCTACACCACCGGTAACAGCACCCATAGCGGCGCCGTATAGCGCCCCTTTAAGTGGATCTTGACCACGAACGGCGCTTGATACACCACCAATGGTGCCACCGTATAGCGCACCAGTTCCTGCGGCGCTTAATGCCGCCTGCAATGCTGTTGGTGCAGTGTATGCTACGGTACCCGCTGTTCCGGCTGCAGAACCAGCGGCAGAATAGCCAGCAAATACATCGCCAGCGGTACCAGCTGCAGCAGTTCCACCACCACCAACGGTACCAGCTGCTTCAGCGCCTTCCGCTGCGGCTAATACCTCCGGCTCTAAATCAATAGTGCCCATGGAAATAACGGTTAATGCAATAGCACCAACCATTGCCCAACCGCCAGGGATTACGTCATTGACCGCCTTATCAATTGCTTCACCAGCCTTACCAATTGCAGGGCCCGGATCAATAGATGCTAAAGCATCACCAGCACCACGCCAGTCAATTGGATCGGTCCAACCTCCTCCGCCACCGCCACCCATTATCTGGATCCTTCAACAGTTGCCATCCACTGATAGCGAGGAAGATTTGATTTTGATACATCAACACCCATATTGTCTAAAATATCAAGTGTCTTTTTTAAGTCTTTATCTTGCTGCGGGTTACCAATACCATAAACAATTTTAACGTCCGATGCCTTAACTTTTTGAACAAAATACTTTAACGCGTCCAATAATTTTGTAGGCGAATCCATTGTAAATAAGTGAAGTTCTACAGCACCCTTAGCAATGCTAATCAATAACAAAAGAGAGTCATTCTTTTGTAAAAGGATGGCCGCTTTCCCCGATACCAATTTATCGATTTTACGAAGGATTAAATCGGCGTCATAGCCAACTTTTTTGCCTTCTTCGGTAATGATCTCTGATGGGGTCATGCCAACCTTGGGTTATCTTCTTACTTATATTAATGCAAAAAATAGGGCTTTTTCGCCCTAAATCAACGACTTGGGCCGTTAATTATTTCTGTAAACTCCTTGGCCCAGTCTTGCCAAGTATCAAAGGTATCTGGCAATGGAACTGGATACACAGCAAATGACTCTGATTTAATGATGTCATAAGCACCTTCTCGCCAATTTTCTTCATTAGCAAATTTGATATTTTTTTGACCGTAATAAATAGCTAAATTGCCATTCCAATCATCCCAAGTCATGTAGTCTGGAACGCAAGGGAAAAACCCTTGAAAATTACTAGGGGCGCTCATCACCAAATTCCGCAGTAATTAAATTACGGCCCATCTCAAAGTTTCCATCAATCTGATTAGATTCAAACTTTAAACGAATTAAACGGTGTTCAACACGCAGGTCAATTTTACCCGTATCTTGAGTAAAATAATACGGCCCAGAGTTTTCTTCATTCTGACCACCGGCAAACTTACGGCCCAAAATGGTCAGTGCCATAGTGCCAGACTGTATAAAGTTTGGCTCAATACGGCGTAGGTGCATACGACGGTTTACCCCAACTAATTGATCGCCGGATGGGCTACCAGTTAGCCAGCTAATATCGCTGGTTGTGATGCTGGAGTATATTGCCTCTTCAGTATTTAGTGTGATCATATTAAGACCAAACTCATGCTGCCAAATTGAAAATCCGCCAGTTACACTATACGCAGTAGAACCGACAGGAGCAGGCGGTGAAATAACACCATCTAATGTAACTAAAGTTACACCTGGGGTGCCAATTGTTGTATTAAAGGTGTTGTGGCTAGCAGTAACACGATAAATAGTATCTTGTTCATTTATTGAAAATGATACATAACTACCAGGACTAAATACAGTAGTTAAATTGCCAGCTACATAAAATTGATTTGATGTGGGGGCTGGCAAACTGGCAGGGTGTACAATTACATAATACGCCCGGCTATGCGTTGGTTGATATTCCCAACCAGCCCAAATTGGTGTTGGGAAAAGCTCTGTAGTATAACCACATGAACGACGAGCGCCCACAGCTTGGCCAGCGTCATACCAAAGTTTATCTTTAACATTATAGATAATAGCGTCGGTACATTCTGTAGCAGTACCACGTGGATAAAAGAACCAAATCTCGTTATATCTTGGAATCTTGGTAGCCCAAACTTTTTGTCGTTGTTCGTAGTTAAGGTTGTTAAACAGCCAGTTTACGTTTTTATCGTTGGGTAAAACTTGCACCGATCCATTGTAGAGATAGAAACGATCGACACCCATCCAGAAAAATACACCATCCATCTCAACGACAGCGTTAGATGACATGATAGAGATTTGGCTAGAAACAATATCGTATACCCAATATATGGATGTAGCCTGAGGATTAAAGGATACACGAATAAGCGAATCAGTAGCCCAAAACAAACCAGACGGCGAATTAGTACCGCCACGCATTGGCATGCCCTTAACAATTTTAGAGCTAGCTACGTTGGTTTGGTTAGCTAATGGACCATTCCAATCATAAAAACTATTTGAAGTATACCCACCCAATGATAGATCAATGTTATTATTAGCAATAAAGCCATGCGATCCATATACAAAAATAAATGGGTATAGCACGCAGACACCACCATCAACACTAATTGGTTTATAGGTGGGATTTTGGCCTTCGCTGTCACATAGACCTGTGAAATAATAATCATTATCATTATCAGGTAAAACATTACCAACTAATACTTGTGTAGTAACACCATTATCAATGTTTACTAAATTTAAACCTGGATGTGCTAAACAAGCTAAATTACCACCCTGTGGGCTAAACTGTGCGTCAAACTGCCAATCATTACGATACGGACCATTTAATGGATCCGGTGTAAAAATTGAATCATTTAACCAAATAGTATCAATAGTTCCGGCGGGTGCCGCTGGAGTAAAAGTAATGGTAGTTTGATTTGGACTTGTGGTATGAACCGACGTGCTAATAGTATAGACCGTTGGTGTACCAAATTGGCTGATAATAAAAGTTTTTGTTGGTGCAAATGTAGTAGTTGCGTTACCAGGTACAACCACTTGGGTTGTTGTATTTGACGTTACATTAGCAAATACAGAACCGGGTAAAAAGTTAACAATAAATGGTCCACTACCAGCGCTGTAAGACGTGCCAGTTGTGAAAACATCTAAATTCTGCGCGGTGCCCGCAAAAACATAGTTAACACCGTTATAAGGAATGGAAATCATTCCACGGTAAATGCCGTTAAACGCAGTAAAGATGGTCTTATAACCACCCATCTTTTTAGGATCACCACGCTGAAAACGACACCACACACCATCGGTGTATTGGTCGTTTTGGAATACTGTACCGTCGCGTTTAATCCCAGCCGGGATTGCTAGGCTGTAGATTGAAGTGTATTGCGAGGTGTCTTGTTGCTGGTTATCAGCCGGCATTTAGAACGTTCCGCCGTCAATTAATTGAGCTGCTAACCTTGCGTTTACTGTGACTAATGGCTGCAATATATTAGAGTTATCAATATTGATTATCTCAGTACTATTTGCGGACAATCCAAGTACACTGGTACCAGCTAGGTACATGCCTGTGTGTGTATCATTATTAAATGAATACGAAGGCAACGCTGCAGTTCCATTAGATGCGTAGAAAAAACCAGTTGAACCTTGGGTTAATGTATATAAATTTAAACCATCACTTAATACTGTAACAACAGCGCCAGCGGCTAATACTAGAGGAGGTTGTGAACTACCTGCAATAACAAAGTTAATATTATAACCAGTTTGGTTGGTATTATTTACCAAAACATAGAGCTGGGTAATTGCTGGTAAAGTAACAGTTAGCGTGGTTGTGCGCGAACCTGTTTGTGCAATGTAAGTTTGGATAATTGGTGCAAAAGATACCAAACTTAAAGAAGATCCAGGGATGTTATCAACGTCGTATGTTGCTGAAGTAAAGATAACATTAGATGGCGTTGTAAAACCAACAGTGATAAAATTGCCAGTATTACTGTCATATATGACATACCCAGAATCGCCCGGGTTTGCTGTAATGGTAGACAAACCATTGATTAATGCTGGAGAAACTGGAGTAATTGCCAGCGCACCACCACCACTATTTCTAAAGCCAATATACCAACCAGTTGAAAGGGTACTTGGTACTGGTAGGTTTATCACACCATTGCCGGCGTTCCAGTTAAATGTAGAAGCACGGCTAAGATCGTTTAGTGTTGGCGTTGCAGTAATATCAACAACGTTTTGTGTAGTTGCTAACTGACCAGATATGGTTGTTAAGCCAGCACCTTGCAGTGTTACTGCATCGGCAAAAGATGTGCCAACACCAAAAGCAATGTTGGACCAGCTGCCACCTAGAGTAGTGTTATTAGTAAGATAGAGATACTTAGCAGCGCCCACAGCAACGGTAATTGATTCAGCTCCAGCTGCGTCCGTAATAGTGAACGCATGCGCTCCCAAATTGCGGAAGAGGATGTCTGATCCAACCGCACCTTGAGTAGCATCAGGTAATAAGATAACAAGACCATCAGCACTAGCAACACAATCCATAATACGGGCTGCAGGAACTTGTGTAGGGTTAACGACAGTAGGCCAGTAAAGCTGAGTGTTGGAGCTAAATGAGAGAGCATAATAGGATACGTCCGTTGGTTGGATTACGTTTCCGGTAAATGGGGATGTAAATGTTGTCATATATTATGGCTCTTGGACGGATGTATTTCTATCAATACGACGAGAATTATCTTCTTTCTTAAGAGCAGCTAGTGCGTCTGTGTAGTAAGATTTCCACACAGGCAGTTTGTCAAGAGCTTTTAAGTAGCCCTGTGCCTGTAGCAAAGTACCGAATAACATCGCCTGTGGTGCTTCTCTAGTAAATAGATTTTGTTGGTTTGTTGTATCTAACGGCTGAATTTCGCTGTAGTAAATTATTTCCACCGGAGTTGCTGCAGCAGGTGCTGGTGCAATTGCCCAGTTGTTGTAGTCGTATTCGGCGTAGTAAAGCGGTATTGCTGGTGTAGACTCAGATTGGTATTGCGCCACATAATCTTGTGAACGCATTAAAATAGGTTTACCGTTTGCTTTTAATGAAACAGTTTTTCTCCAACGCGCTGGCTTAGCTACAATAACTTGGTTTTGTGCTAGTGTTGTTTCAACAACGGTCAACTGCAAGTAAGTTTTAAGTTCAGCAGCAATAGCAGACTCAGCCAAGCCAATCAAGCTAGGAATCTGAGCGACAAATTGCGCGTCATTACGCTCCATGTAATTTTGCACATCGGATACCAAATTGTCGTACGTCATTACGTATGCGTTGGTCATCTTGTGTAGTAACTTATATTAGGTTGAAAATAAATCGGTGACTTGTCACGATCTTCTTCACTGGCTCGCAAGAATAGTTTATCGGCTTGCTGTTCTAAATAGCCAACGCGCTGCATGTCAACAGCTGGAAGCTGCATTGATAGTTTGTGTGATAAACTTGCTTGAATACTTGGCAACCAGCGATCTGGTACATAAATTTGGTTAGTCAGTGAACCAACATCTTCCATTTGCTTTTCAACAATTAGCTGAAACATTTGAAAATCGTTGTTAGGAACCGGCCATAAATACATTGATGGTTCAATTTGCCGGTCAAACCAATACTGCAATGAACGTACCGATGGAAACTGTTTGTTTGGTAGATTCCAGTAATCATCGCGGTTTAGGCGAGCTAGTGGAATAACTTGTTGGCTCGTAGAAAATACAATCTGACGTATTGAGAACGTGGGCAACACGGTCTCACGCAAACGGTAATATTGATAGTTTGGTGTAGTGGAGATGTTAAAATACTTCCACTGACGATCAGCCAAAGTAGTCGCTGGAAATTGTTGGATTAGTTTCCAAGTAATTCCATCGTTACTAACCTCATAGGCAAAGTTGTATGTCGTTGTGCCGCCGCCAGTAGCATAACCATTAAAGCCAACGTAAAACACCGGCTGTGGCTGTGGGTATGTCAGGCCAAAGTAATTTTCACCAACGGTTGATGTAGCAACTTGGTCTAAGTTTTGGTCAAATACTGTGGGGGATTGTGCGTTGTCAACTGGAAGATACGCGGATGCTGCTGAGTTAACGATGTAGACCCAGTTTGCTTCTCTGACGTCAATCGTAGTCTTTGGGAGAACTAACTGCTGCTGCGCTGTAACAGCACCATACAATTGGTTTTCCAAAAGCCACAGATTAACACCCATGTTAGATAGATCCATGAGGTTATAAAATAACGCCTGACGTGCAGCATTTACATACTCGGGCGTTACTTCTTCTGCCTGTTTACCAGCATCACGAAATGCGTATGAAATGAGTTGGTCAACGTTGACTGCTGTCTGACCGGTAGTTCCGGAATAAGCCATATTATCGTCCGCGGCCCGCTGTCTTTTTCATTACTGTTTTAGGTAGATTGGCTTGCGCTTTGCCAGCCTTAACAAACTCTTTACCGACCTTTTTAGGTATGCCAAGAGTGGATTTGCCAGCTGCTGCGGCGTACATTGCCTTTTGTTGTTGTTCTGATTTAATTGGCATTATGAGCAAGTCCCGCCAGTGTTCATCTTTTTAACCTTACCACCTTTTTTAAGAAGCTTTAAACCTTCTTTTGTTGGTGGCATTTGAACTGGTCTAACACGACCAAGGCCAGGAATATCAATTCCACCTTCTCCGGATAATGGTGGCATTGGGGTAGCTTTATAATCACTACGTTTTCTTGGACCGATTGGCGTATTAATAATTTCATTAGGGTCATAAGACGGCGTTGGCATTGGCACTGGTTTTAGTTGGCCTTTTTCAAAAGCCTTCTGAATAACAGAGCTGCCATCAGCATACTTCTTTACCTTACCACCTTTTTTACGACCTGCAGGAATAGTTGAGCCAGCTGGCGCACCTACGTTTGTTGGGGCTGGGTTCATGCCGCCCTGGTTAACAAACTGAGATTGCTGCGCGGGTCCAAGATATTTAAGTGCATTACGGGCGCGTGCTGCCATCTGAGCGCGCTCTAGTTCATTTACTTTACCTGGAAGTGCATTAAGAAGTGCGGCTTGTTGTAGACCTGTACTACCGCCATCAGCCATTTTCTTAACAGATTTGCCACCACATAACTTAGTTGGCTTAATGTCTTTGGTTTTTTGAATGTTGGACAGATCGCCGGCTTTTTTCTTGGCGCCATAAACATTATCAACAGAGCCACCAGTTTTAAACTTCTTAACTGTACCGACTGCTTTTTTTGCACGACCGCCTTTTTTGAGCGTAGATAGGTCAGTCTTTTCACCTTGATGCTCTTGCTCATCGTGTAGTTTAAATGCTTTTTTGACAATGGCTTTATCTTGTTTGATATCAGCAGCATCTACTTCGCCGCCCTTTTTCATTTTGCCACCGTAGCACATTGCTTTAACGCTGCCACCAGTTTTGAAATGCTGCATTTTAGGCAGCTTTTTAAAGTCTTCCATCATGTCCCTCTAGGTTTGTTCCTACTTATATTAATGCAAAAAAAGGGCGGTTTACGCCCTAATTGTTAGCTAAAAACAATGCTCTTTCACGCTCTCTACGTTTTTGTAAAACCGCTGGCTTATTCCACATCAGTATGGCGTCAGCCGCCCCTTTGAGGTCGTTTTCGTTGATCTTCTTGACCACGGTGGACTTACGGAAATTAGTCTCACCAATATTGAAACAGAGGCTGTATAGGGCGTCGTATTGGTTCTGCTGGAGGGGTACCTTCACCGCACTCTCAACGGCCTCGCTACACCACCTTAAATCGCTTCTAAGAAGCTCTTCTACCTGTTCGTCTGTTAGTGTGGCGTCTTTTAGGTGAGGCTCGTCCGCCTTGATTAAATGGCCCACACCAATGGTTAACAGGCCTTTAGTGTCCTTATAGGCTTTATTGCGGGATCCTTCTTCTTTGACAATAAACGCTAAAGTGGATTGGGCGATTGCCATAATGTTCTCTTCAATGTGGGTAAAACGCTCTGTTAGGTGGATTGCTGCAAATATTCCTAACAGCCATAATGCAACAGCGACTACTTTTTTCATTTTTACTCCTTACTCTGTGCCTATATATTAATGCACAAATTGGGGTGTTACTTATCTTTTTTGTTCCAAAGGTCAAATAATACTTTGACTTTTTCTTCCAAAACAGCGACTCGGTTGTCTGTCTTGGCAAGTACAATAACCAATGATACAAAGGCTAGTAAAAGCGGCCAGATTTTGGCCAAAATGTCTAAGGTGTCCATTATTTTCTTAACGCGTCGTATTGGTCATAACAGGCTGCAAGTCCTTCCCGGATGATGTCTGCTCGGGCAGCTTCCCGTTCAAGAAACTCTGCATCTTCGGCAAAAAGGGATCGCCCAGTTCTATTTTGTCCATCACTGGCACCGCTGGCGCGATTGGGACGGCTACGCAGCTGCACAAGAGCATCGTTAAGCTGAGAATTAATATTAGAGATTTTCTCATTCTTTTTCTTTCTTATTTCGTCGGTGGCTGCTTGGTATTCTTTTTCAACTCTTTGGACTTGCGCAATCTGTTCTGCCTTATAGCGCTCAAAGCGAGATGCCTCAAAGCTATATCCAGACCACCATAGAAAAATGGCTAAGGCCAAGGCAGCGCCTAGCTTTAACCATGTTATAATTGGTAGTGGAAACATTATCTAAACCCTGAAATACGCGGTGAGAATACAAAGGTAGCCTGGTATGGGCTGGGCTTGGGGTTCACGTTCGGATCAACCAGTGCACGAATATTCCAGCCGAGATTAATATACACACAACGATTAGTGCCAGGTATATGCCAAACCCAAACAAACTGAAAGAGTCCATTAGATCGGACCAAAAGCCATCCTGCTCTTGCATTGTCGTTATCCTTGATCAAATTGTCACCGATAAAAGTGGCAGTGTTGTTCGGAATAAAGTACCATAGGGCAAAGCTATAGGCCTGGTTTCTCCACAGCCAGTGCACCTGAGACCACCAGCATGGTGGAAAGAGATGCTGAAATGTTGCATCGCCGTCTAGGCTATTGTCCGGAGTCTGAAACCAAGACAGCCAGTTA